TTTCCTGTGGTTCGTTGAATCCAATCAAACTAACTCATGCGGTCTCTGCGCCCCGTGGTTTGGTTCTGTTTGCTGATAACGCCCAGTATATATTCGAAACTACCACTGAAGCATTCTCTGCTGCTACGGCTGAGATTAACCTTCTTGCTAGTTACAGCTTGAGCACTCGTGTGTCTCCTGTTGACATCGGCCCCAGTATTGTATTTCTGGAGCAGAATGATACAGCTACAAGCGTGTTTGAGATGGCTGTAACTGATTCCGCCACTCGTCCTGCTGTTGCTGAGATTAGTAGAAACGTACCGACGTTCCTGCCTTCTGATGTGAGGGCTTTAAAGGTTACCACCTCTGCCGCTACCTTTGCCATCAGTAGCAATCAAGATCCGACTGCTCTGTATCTCTTCCGCTTCTACAACAACGGGACTGAGCGGATTATGTCTTCTTGGTTTAAATGGACACTGCCTGGTAATGTAATTGCGTATGAGTTTAACCACGACACGCTTTACATTGTCACAAGCCAAGACAATGGCCACGTTCTCAGCAAAGTTAACCTGCTGACTGATACCCCTGGTGGTGCGGTATTCTTTGACGATGAGTTTGTTGACCTGCGGTTGGATCTCTTTGATTACAACCCCACCAAGGTCTACTTTGCTGGTAACGATACTACCCGCTTCTGCTTTAAGGATGGGTATGAAGATGCCAACCTACAGCCGGTGCTTGTTAGTCTGAGTTACCTTCAGCCTGGCGTTGTTCAAGAACTGCCCCTTCAAACCGACCTGGCACAACCGGTTGGTCAAAGGTATTATGTGGAGCTTGAGGGTGACCATACAACTCTGCGGTATGCTCTTGGTTACAAGTTTGAAGCCGATGCTGTACTGCCTGCCTTCTATGTGGTAGGATCCGAGGGACGTAAGGACACCCTAAATGTTCCAATGATCAATCGCATGTCGGTTGACAGCTACAACTCTGGACCCTTCCTTGTTAAGGTGCGGGCACAGGGCCGTGATGAATATGTTGCATCTCTTCCACAAATCATCAGCAACCAGTATCTTGCCAACAGTATTCCAATGCTGAGAAACCCTCAGAATAAGATTCCTGTTATGGCAAAAGGTAATCAGGTTGAAGTTGAACTTGTGGCTGATAGCCCATTCCCCACATCGTTTACTTCTGTGACGTGGGAAGGAACTTTCAACAACAGAGGCATTAAAGCAGTATGATCTGCAAAACGCTGATCCACCCAGCCACGCATCATGATGCCCTTTATGTGGCTCAAAACCTTCAACCAGAAGACCATAGGGAAATAACCGGCCTTGGGTGTGCTCCACTTGAGGCCGTCCCTCTTTCTGTACTGACTTCGGAAACCGCAGTAACCTTTTGGAATCCAAAGGGTATGATATGTGGTGTAGCGGGGGTATCCAGAACAGATGCCCAATGCGGAGCCATCTGGATGGTAACAACACCCGATGTCCGCCCCTATCCAAAGTTATTCTTTACAGAAGCCAAGAAATGGGTAAACTCCATTAAGGGCTTCGATATGCTTTATAACATAGCAGACCCACGAAATACTATGCACCTTAAGCTGCTTCATCTTCTTGGATTTAAGCGGCTGTCTTATGTAACTGTTGGTCCTGATCGTTTAACCTACGTTGAATTTGCAAAACTAATGCCATGTGCATCCCAGCCGGAGCTTTAGCTGTAGTCACCGCGATTGGATCAGCCGTTGCTGGGTCTGTCCAATCTATTGCAAGCTACACTCAAGCTCAGCAAGAAACTAATTATGCCAATGCTGTTGCTCAGCAGCAGTATCAAATGCAGCAACAAGCGTATGCTCAGTCTGAACGGGCCTACGCTCAGCAAGTTGAACAAATCAATTTGGCTGCAAATCGTGCTTACGAATCAAAGCAAAAAGAACTCTCTGCTGAATACCGTAAAGCTAGCGAAGACGCTAACCAGCGTATGGTTAAAAGTCTTCAACAGCAGGGTACAATTCTATCTTCAGGCAGAAGTGGTCAGTCGATTGGTATTCTTATTTCAGATGCCGAACGTACTGCTGGCCGAGACTTTGCATTGCTTGGTCAGAACCTGGCTTATGCAAACGAAGACTATTTCTATGGTGCCCAAAGCGTATTCAATGAAGCTCAAAGCTCGATGAATGTTGCGGCATCTAATCGTATGCTAGCTCCGACTGCGCCTATTATGCAGCAGGGGCCAAGTGCTCTTGGTTTGGTTGCTGGTATTGGCGGATCTCTTGCAGGCGCTGCTAGTACTTATTCCTCTCTCAAACCGCCTGCCTCTCCTAATGTACCTAAACCTGCCCCTGCCTCGGGCATCGGTAGCAAAGGATTTCAAATAAAGGAAAGCCTTTATACGCCAACTCAAAAGTTTAAGTAACCATGGCAATTTATGAATCTCTTCCTGGCCAAGTACAATTAACTGGCCCCAAAACTGCCGTTGGTTTTAATCCAGTTCAAACGTTTGATCCTAGTCGACAAACGTTGCAAGCTGGGCAACAAGTTTTAGAGCAGGCTATTCAGGCTGGAAATGCTCAGCTGAATAATCAAGCCAAGGACATGGAAGCCCTTTCCAGGTTCTCTGAAACTTTAAATAAGTTTATGGTTGAAAAAGCTGAGAATAGAAAGAAGGCTCAGATTGCAGAAGGCTATGCTAAATATATCCGTGGAGAAGTTGGCGTTAAACCTAAAGCCCAACAACAATTTCAGGCTAAAGCAGCTGTCCTTGAGGCAAATGCTAGTAAAGATGTAGCTGTTGCTCAAGAAGCAGCCGCGTCAGGTACTTCGCCTGGTACCGCCAGTACCATTCTGTCTACAAGTCCTGCCCTCAGGGGCTGGGAAGCCTATGGTGCAGCGGTAGCTCAGGCTCAGCTTGCTCCAGCAAACCTTGAAACCTATTTGCTGTCTAACAAAAATAGCAACACACCCGTACAGCTTGATGATGGTAGGATCATTATTCCTGGCCAAGCTAAGGGGTACGAGGTGGCTGATGTTACCAGGGCACTGACAAAACAGTGGGTTCTGGAGTATGGTCTGGATCGTATCAACCCTCAAATCGTTCAAGAGCATGGCGGCTTCAACATGGCGATGGCCGAGCGTGAAGCAATGCGTGTATGGATGAAGGAGACCGACGAAAGGGAACTGAAAGCCAGACAATACAACACGGAACTAAGCATGGCAAATACGCTTCCACAGGCTTTAACGCCTGAGGGGGCTGATGATTGGCAGCGAACTTCGTTTGCCAATGGTATGCGTGATTTCAGAGATCCTGTTGCGGTTAATGAAGCCCAGCTGAAAGCTATTGAACAGCAGCTGGATGTTTATCAACGCAGTGGTGACATCACCTCCATGCAACGTCTTATCAGCAATCTGGAAGGCGTTAAAATTCCCGGAACAAATATAACTTACGGCAATAAAAATGCTGCTAAGTTTAGGCAATTTAGATCACAAATTGCAGAAGGTCGTAAGGCAAATGCCGCTGCCTTTGATGCTGATGAAAAGTCTAGACTCGATTACCAATGGCAGCAGTTCCAGCAGCTGAGGAACACCGCCTCTCCTGAAGAGCTGGCAAAACAAAGGGCAGCTTTTAGAGCCTCCTTGACTCAAAGCTCTAGCCCATATGCCATGGAGCTACAGAATAAGCTTACCAAAGAAGATGGCTCTCTTCGATTTAAGAATCAAATTCTTTCACAGATTAGAGCTGGAAACAAAAAACCTGGTGGTGGATTTCTGTGGACCGAGGGGCAAATTGATCTCTTGGTTGGATCCGAAGACTTGGAAGCCTCGGATGCAGAAGAAATTAAAGCACTTCTTCCTGACATCCCGTCTGTTGTTGACCTTGGTAAAGGTGTGGGCACAGGCATTGTTCTTCCAAACGTTAAAGGTCGTATACTGACACGGTTGGCTTCCGGTGGATCGTTGTATGCCTCTGATGCTGGATTTAGAGCCAGAATAGATGGAGCCCTTAATGGGGCTATGCGTGTCGCATTTGATACTCTTTCGTCCAAGTGGCAAGAGCAGTTTGAAAGAACTGGCAAGTATCCAAACGACATCGAGGTAGCCCGGCAGTGGCAAGCCGAAACCGAAAGAATCATCTCTATCCCCTCCGAAGAGTTTTACATTAATTCTAAAGGTCAAACGCCAAACATTCTTAAAAAGAATCTGCCTTCTGGGCAAAGTTTAGAAATTCAAAGTCCTGTGGCTTCTCCAGAGCAGCTGCGGGCTTTGAGGAAAAAAGCCGGTCCTTTCCCCACAATGCAAGCTACTGCGTTGCGGACAAATCTAGAGGACTATGATCTTTATCAATCCATAATTTCTAATGGTGGTTCACTGCCAGTAGAGATTAAAGCTGCCGCTAAAATGGCTGGCTTTTTGAATGAAGATACCTGGATGGCTTACCAGGGGAAATTACTTGGAAAACCTTATGTACCAAATCCTAATAAGCAAGCTTCTTATCAGCGAAACGCTGCTATCAATCTTAACGCTGCCAACGTCATTCGCAACCCCAGATCTACCAATGCACAAATTCGAAGTGCCATGGAACTCCTCTCTTCCGGAGGAGGTAGCCCTGTTGGGAAAGCATCAACGTTCGGTGCGGGAGATTTCGGTGGCTTAGCAGAACTAACTTCCAGCGGTGAAGGTGGATTTAATTCCGTAAACTATGGAACCACCTATAGCGCAGGACAACTGAACCTGACAGGAATGTCTATTGGTGAGGTTGAACGGCTTCAACAGCAAGGCAAGGTTAGTGCTGTAGGGTTTGCCCAATGGATGCCTGGTAACTTGGCAGGGGCTCGCAAAGCAGCGGGTATTTCCCCTGAAGAAAAGATGACCCCAGAAAATCAACTTAAAATGTTCTGGGCATATATTTTGCGTAGCAACAAGCGTCCTGATTTGCGGGACTATTTGCTGGGCAAACATAATAGTCTAGATCGTGCCCAAGAAGCTTTTGCTTATGAATGGGCAGCAGCTCCTGGACTTAATGGTAAAAGTAAATATCATGGTATTGCCGGAAATGCTGCAAACATTTCAGCTATTAAATTACGGCAAACTCTTCTTAATGCTCGACGTGAGCTAAAGCAGTTAATTGATAGCGGAATTGATCCGTTTCAATAACTGATCGTGGATTAAAGGCCTCTGACTTGCGAGGATGAGGTCTCCACAAAATCTATTTTCCATACTTACTCCTGAGGGAGAAAACAATCAATGGCCGATCCGTTGCAAGGATTTGAACCCGGCAGTACTTATGGTGCATATCGGGACCCTGATTATACTAAAAAGGCTCTTCAAGCTGAGTTAGCCAAAAAGAAACAGGCTAAACCGTCTTCAGCTAAACCTGCATCAAAAAAACAACCCGCTAAACCAGCACCCAAACCAACGACTAAACCCAAACGGAATCAACAGACGTGGAATCCGGCGGCTGTTATTGGAGAAGGAATCAAGCAAACCTTGGCTCCAGTTATGGGTGGTGCAGATGCTGTTGCTCAGGGATTAGAAAACGCATCTGATTGGCTTGCTACCGCTGCTGGACAAGATCCGCAATGGCGAGCACAGCAAAAACTTAAAGCAAAACAACAACGCGCTAAAACGGATGCAGGCGTTGATAAGTCCCTGGCCGGAACCAAAGAGATGGGGCGAATTGCCCTTAAAAGCACCGGACCTGGCGTTGTTGAAAAGATTGTTGATACTGCTGTCCTGGTTGGCGATACGATTCAACAGCCTATTCGCGCAGTCACGGGCACCTATGACGCTACCAAAGATCCGTTCAATGATCGGTACATTCGAGCACAAACTGATTTTGGTGTAACGCCTCAAACAGAAGGCGGTCAAAAAGCAGCGCGACTTCTTCAATTTTTTAATGCTACCCGAGCTGTTACTAGGGCAACTACCTTTGGTGTCACTAAACTCACTGGAAAGCCTCAATCTCTTTCACAAACCTTAAATGTCCCCAAAGGCAAAGGGGCTCAAACTCTAGTTGATAATATTCCTGGAGCCATTGCAGACTTTATCATGGCGTCACCGGAAGACCCGGAAACGCTGTCTAACTTTGCTCAGGATTTTGTTCCAGAATCAATTAAGCCTCTATTCTTCTTGGCTGCTGATGGGGAACGAGATAACCTTTATCAAATTAAATTAAAAGGTGCCCTTGAAGGTGAAGGCCTTGGTACCATTGCTGATGTGATTGGATCGTTGTTTAAAGGTAGATTTGCCTTTAGGGACGCAAAAGATGCGGGTAGTGATACCGAAACGGCACTGGAGGCTGGCGTAAAAACCATGTCCGATGAGGCCGACACATTATCTGCCAAAGCCGATGTTGACTTTAAAAAAGAAGGAGAGCTGTGGAATGATACCCGCGAAGCTCAACTCAACAAACTTCTTCAAGAAGAAAACTCTATAAGGCAACAACGTCAGGCAGTAGACCCTGAAGATCTTGAAACCGCCAAACAGCTTGACGATCAGCTGGAGCGCAACCTCCTGGATCAGCAAGAGATTGATCGGGCCATCATTGATAACGGATACAAAGAGCCTTGGGAAAAAGAAAGCGCCTATAAAAGCGTAAGCATTCCCGAGTCGATTGTTTATGGACGCAACTGGTTAACAGATGCTGCTGTAAAACGTTTGAATCTGGAAGACAACTGGAAACAGATTATCAAGCCAGCCATTAAAAATCTGGATCCAGAACGCCTCAACGAAATTTATCGCAACCAGGGTAAAACCGCTTGGGAAAAACTCAAGGGTGATCACCTTAAGGTTTTGGTTGATAAATTTACAGAGGTGATGGATACGGCTCAAACTGCGGATGAAGCTAAAGATCTGGCAATGCGATTCCTTCGGGAAAGCGGTCAGACCTTTACCAAGTCCAGTGGTGAGATGATCGAAGATGAAGCCGTCATTGTTGTTCAAGCAACGATGCAAGGCATGGCAGAAGAGCTTGCAAAGGTTTCTAAGAGCTTCTTGGATCATGATGCTGCCCTCCTTGCAAATGGCAACCAGCCTGATCGTCTTCTTGATAGGTTGATTGGTCTGATGATGCTCCGCAAAGAAGGCTGGAGCTTGGATGCTGGACGCCGACTGCTTCTTGGTAAACATCCCAGCTACAAGCGGATGATTGAGGAAGCTGGTACCGAAGCGGAAAAGACTGTTCTTACACCGCGCATGTTGAAGACATGGGCATCAGATGTTAAGGCTAGGTTCCGCGCTGGTGATCCAACAGCCATTGAAGAGATGCGTATGATGTCTCTTGCGATGTCTCTTGCTGGTGGCGACCCTGCTAAGGCCATCAACTTTGGTGAGACTGTACTCACGACTCTGGGTAAAGAATCTCTGGGACTGTTCTTTAATAGCATCTTGTCCGGCCCTAAAACCATTGTTCGAAACCTTGGTGCTGTAATTAGAATCTTTGCTCAACCCCTTGAAGTGGGTATCATGGGTGTCGTTAATGGTGACGACCGTTTGATTGGAGCAGCTGGAGCTGGTATCATTGGTGCCTTTAGCGGCATTAACGATGCCTTCCATGTAGCTTCTGTTACCATGAAGAGTGGTGTCCCTGCCACCTGGAACCAGCTTAGCGTGATTCGCAAGGCAGAACGCATGGCAATGATTGACGCTATTGCAGATGCAGCTGTAAGCCCCGCTGAACGAACAGCAGCCGGTGCTCTTAAGGCAGTTCACGCGCTGGCTAACTGGACGGATCTGCCCAGCCGCCTTATGATGTCTTCTGATGACTTTGTGCGTACCGTAGCTGTGCGTCAGAAGATCTATGAAGATGCCATGATGAAGGCCTTTGAGGCACGTCAAAATGGCAAGGGAACTTTAAAGAGTCTCCAAGAAGCCGCCATCCAAGAGATGGAAAAGCAGGTAGACTTCAAAACAGGCCAGGTCAAAGATGAAGCCCTGCAAAAGTTTGCAGAGAATGCTACCTATCAAGATGACCCCGGTGGTTTTGTAAATAGCTTGGGTAATGCCATTGAGCAATTTAGCCCCCTTGGTATTCCTGTTGGTAAGTATGCGTTCCCCTTTGTGCGGACGCCTGCTAATATTATGAGGTACCAGCTGCAAATGACTCCTGGTGCCACCTCGCCTCTACTTCAAAACTTTATGGATGGCTATAAGCAGGCCATCATAAATAACGATACTCTTAAAATTGCAGAGTATCAAGGCAGAGAAGCCATTGGTTCCTTCTTGGTTTCGTTTGGCTACACCCATGCTTGGTCTGGTCATATTACGGGCAACATGCCCATTGACAAGAACGAGCGTGAGCGGTGGAGGCAAGCAAGCATCCAACCTCGGTCAATTAAGATTGGCGACGAATGGGTGTCTTATAACTGGTTTGAACCCCTTTCAAACTGGGTTGCTGCTGCGGCTGACATTGGCCACATGGAACGCAACGGCGAAATTAAAGAACTGGAGGCAGTAGCTACCCGCCTTGGATTTGCCATTGCGGCAAGTTTTACCGAAAAGAGCTACCTTTCTGGTCTTGACGGTCTTTCCCTGTTCTCCGCACCTTACGAAACAATCACTGAATTTACCAAGGCCAAAGAACGTTTTGGTGAGGCAACAGGCCCCTCTGATAGAGCTGGTGCTGCAATTCTTGGATTCGTTAATTCGTTTATTCCCGGTGCCGGTGCAAGGAAAGCCTGGAACAACGTTTCCGATAAGTACTATCGTGAGTATGAGTCTTGGACTCAGAAAAAGCTTTACGATATGATGCCGTGGCTTAGCAAGCAAAACATTCCATATAGCATCAGCATTTTAACTGGAAAACCGATGCTGAACCCAGGTGGTGGCCTGCGGAATGCTGTACTTCCGTTTGAAGCGACCAAAGTCAACACAGATCCAGTTGCTCAGATGCTCGTGGAAATGAATGTTTGGCCTACCGTTGATTACAAAAAGACTAAAGATGGACTATCCTTGGATCCTCAGGGACGAGTACGTCTTCAAGAGCTTATGTATGGTAATGGTAGTTTGCCAGCTGAACTAAAGGCCTGGTTTAATAGCGCAGAATTTAAACAAGATCGCGCTAACTTTAAAGCCAGGACCATGGAGCGCGGCGAACAATACGAAGAGCCCATTTATGTTCGTAAAACCAAGGAGATTATCCAAGGTGCCCATGAAAGGGCTACGCAGGCACTTATTGCTGAAAGGCCTGATATTGAAGAAAAACTGAGAAAGGTTGGTCAACTTAGGTTTGCTCAATCTCAGGGACAGTATGCAGGCCAAGCAGAGCTTGAATCGCAACGACTTCAGGACGAGCAAAAGCGCCTCGAACAGCTAGCCAATTACGGTAATTAAACACAATGGCAATCGTCCAAAACACTTATACAGGGAATGGGTCTACCACGATCTATTCCCTGTCTTTTTCTTACCTAGATGAGGCGGACGTTAAGGTTACTCTTAATGGAGTGGCCACCACCTCATTTGTTTTCGTTAATGCCAGCACCATTCAATTTCTGTCGGCTCCTGCCAATGGTGTTGCCATTATCATTTATCGTGAGACCAACAACGACGCCTCTGAGGCTACGTTCTTTGCTGGTTCTGCGATCAAAGCAGCTGACCTGAACAATAACTTTACACAGCTGCTTTACGTTGCTCAGGAAGTCTTTGCCCGTACTCTTAGTACCCTTGGTGGTACGTTGTCGGGTATCCTGAACATGGGCGGTTACCGGATTACTAATCTTGGTACTCCTTCTGCTGGTACGGATGCTTCCACAAAAAACTATGTGGATAGCAATGTTGGTGCAGTGTCGGCTTCTGCTGTTGCTGCGGCTGCCTCTGCGGCTTCTGCGTCGGCTTCTGCGGCCTCTGCCACGTCCTCTGCTAGTAGTGCCTCCACAAGTGCTTCTAACGCCTCTACCAGTGCCTCTAACGCAGCAAGTAGTGCGGCAGCATCTCTAGCTTCTCAAAGTGCGGCAGCCGGTAGTGCATCTTCGGCATCTACGTCTGCATCCAACGCAGCTACCTCTGCCTCTAACGCAGCCACCAGTGCCACCAACGCCTCTAACAGTGCAACCAGTGCTGCCAGTTCTGCTGCTTCTGCTCTGGCTGCCTTTGACAGCTTTGATGACCGCTACCTTGGTGCTAAGGCTACCGACCCTACTGTTGATAATGATGGCGATCCGCTGAATGCGGGTGACCTTTATTACAACACCACCTCTTCGGTGATGAAGGTCTACACTGGCTCTGCTTGGGTTATTGCTTATGTCCCTGGTGATGCAGCCAGCATTAGCTTTGCCCCGTATAGCACGATTGCGTCTAACAACGTTCAAGGTGCTATTCAAGAGCTGACCGATGAGAAGCTCAACCTGACTGGTGGAACCCTTACTGGTGACGTAACTCTTGGTAACCAGTCTGACCTTCGCTTTGGTGAGGCTACTGCTAACGGTACCAACTGGGTTAGCTTCCAAGCACCTGCCAACATTACTAGCAACGTCACTTGGACGCTTCCTGCAACTGATGCTTCTGTTAGTGGCTATGCCCTGAAGTCCAACGGTGCGGGTGTGCTGTCTTGGGGCCTTGCTGGTGGTGCACTGGGTGGAGGCACGGATCAAGTTTTCTATGAAAATGATACCGTAATCACTCAGAATTACGCCATCGGAACTAACAAAAACGCCCTGACGGCAGGACCCGTAACTATTAACTCTGGAGTCACAGTTACCGTGCCCTCTGGATCTGCTTGGAGTATTGTTTAATTATGCCTATTACTATTAACGGATCCGGAACCGTAACCGGAATTACAGCAGGCGGCTTGCCCGACGACTGCATCACCACGGCGGACATTGCGGCCAACGCTGTCACCTACGCCAAGATCGGCACCACTGAGCAGGGGCAACTCTGCAAAGCG